GGGTATTACATCTCGTAGCAATTCAATTCAAAATGAGATTTCACACTTTGAAATTGAATTTCTTATGTATACATTAATTAAACTACTTGACATATCAATAAAATAAGAGTATAATATACTTATAAAAAGAAAGGAGATGAGAAATTATGAAAAAGTTTGATCTAGTATTAGCATTTTTTACAGGCTGTCTTTTTGGACTAATTATTGCTTTTATTGATTATTGTAGATTCTTTTTATAGAAAGTGGGTGTTAATATGTCAAAATATAGAGGTAAATTTAGAGTGTACGAAAAAGGAAGTTTAATAGCTGTGTCATGGTTAATTAAAAAATATGGATTCTATTCAACAGTTTTAATTATTGATTCTGGTTCATTTTTCGATGAACCTACAAAATCAATTATTTATATAAAACTAGAACATAATCATAGGTATGTGAAAGTTTTAAAAACAAAACCATGTGAGTAAATGTTTCACGTGAAACATTAAAAGTTATCCACAGAGTTTTCAACAAATGTTGATAAATTAAAAATACATAAAAAATACAATATTATACTTGACATTTCAAACATAAAGTAGTATAATATAATCATAGTAAAGGAAAGGAAGTGTTATAAAAATGAAAATCAAAAATAAATATACTCATGAAGTTTTAGTTTCTGATTTATTAGTTGAGAATAATGATTGCTTTTCAAAAACAATTTTGAAAGATTGTAAGGGAGTAACAGTAACTTATCATAAAAATTTCTGGGAAAAAGTATTAGATGAAAATGATTATTTATCTTTAATTTTAAAAGATTTTAATAAATTACATAAGTTTGGCTTTTCTAAAATTGAAAAAATATACGATGGAACAGACATGATTATTTTTAGATTATATAGTTCCGATATTAGAACAGCTTTTCTTTCATATGTTAAAGAAACAAAAGAGATTTATTTTGAATGTTGCAAAATAGAATCAGATGATTTAAAATCATCAATAGAAAGTTATTTATCTCTTTTAAATAAAGAGTAAATATAAATTACAATTAAATTTCATTTAAAAGAAAGGAGAACAAAACATGAAATTTACAAGAACAGTAAAATTTAATGAATATGTTATCGGTTATGTTGATAACATGGAAATCCATGAGGTGAAAAGAGTTGAGAAAACAGGTCGTTTAGGTCGAGCTATTCTCGCAGAGGTAACTAAAGAATGTGGTCATAAGGCAATCATTCTTAACACTATCGTTCATGAAAAACGTTACGAATGTAGCTTAGAGGATTTCTTAACAATCGCAACAGAAGTACCTATTGAAGAACGTATCAATGCAGATTCAGTAGAAGAATAATTTAATTAAAAGGAGAGAAAAACAATGGCAAATGAATTGACAATCACAGGAACAAATGAAACTATCGTAACATCATTAACTTTAGATACAATCGAAGATAAGAAAAAGATGTTCAATGCAATGAACGCAACTGATTATTCATTATCTGAACATCTTGAACAGCCTATCAAGGTTGTTGATTATCTCATTCATGATTGTGAAATTGCAGATGATAATGGAGAAAAACAGGAAACAAAAAGACTTGTTTTATTCGATGAAGATGGTAAAACGTACAGTACAGTATCCATTAGTGCTTATGATTCTTTTGGTAAGATTGTTACAATCTTTGGAGAACCAAGCGAATGGAATGGTGAATTGTCTATCAAAGCAACAGAGAAAAAGTCAAGAAAATACAAGTTTATTTCATTGGAAGTTTGTTAAAAAATTTAGGTAATAATTAATTAGTATATTTTTAAGAAAGGAAAAACATTTATTATAAAATTACAAGATTTATTTTTTCCATCTCACTCATTTAATAAATCTTGTTGTCGTTCTAATAAATGTATGTAAACATATTTTTTCATACATAGGGTAGTATTTATTACTACCCTAAATACTTTTAAGGTGGTGTTAAAAATTGGCTATACGTTGGAAAAAGGGAGAAATTGACAGTTTAAGAAAGTTAAATAAAAGAGCAGATAGAAAAATAAGAAGAATAGCCGAACAATATGATTTTGATGTACCTTTTAAGGTACGACAACCATCTGAATTCCAAGACAGAACAGAATACAACAGTTACATAAAAGGAATTAATAAATTATTAGAAAGAAATGCTTATTCTTTTAAAACGAATAAATATGGCGTTTCTTTATCTAATTATGAAATTGATACAGCAAAAAGATTAATTGAAAAAAGAAATAGAGTAAAAACAAAAGAGTACAATGAAATAAAGAAACAAATTGCAAAGACAGGTGGTGTTCCAGATTTCACTACAACAGGAAAAATTCAACAGAGAAAAAGACAGTTACACGTTGAAGATGTTATAGACGATGAAAAGTTTTATGAATTCAGAAAAAGAGAATTCAACATTAATAAATACCGTTCAATACAAGATTTTCAAAAGGATATACGTTTATTGAGGAAACAAATTAGCGGAGAATCGCAAAAAGAAAATGCTCAACAGTATAAAGAAAACTATAAAAAAGCACTTAAGGCTACATATGGTGATAGAGCAGATGATTTAATTAAAAAAATTGACGATATGAAAACCCAAGATTTTATAAATTATTATTATTCAGATGCTTATGTTTCAATTTCTTTTGTATATAGTGAAGAGGTAGGTGAAGATAAACAGCTTGCTAGTTTAAGGAATATTTTTAAATGAGTCAAAGGGGAATGTATACGGCAGACTTTGAAACAAATACTCACACATATGATGTATCAGTTTGGGCATATGCTATTTGTGACATTAAAAATGTAGAAAATGTTGTTTACGGTAATTGTATAGATAATTTTATGAAATGGTGTGAAGATAATGTAAAATCAACTGTTTTCTTTCACAATTTAAAATTTGATGGTGAATTCATTATTTCATGGTTATTATCTAATGGCTTTAAATGGGAAAAGAAGTTAAAAAATAAAAGATGCTTTTCAACCTTAATTGATTTTACAGGGACTTTCTATTCTATTAGAATAAAATTTGATAGTAAAGAATATATTGAAATTTTAGATTCTTTAAAAAAATTACCAATGCCAGTGAAAAAGATTGCTACTTCTTTCAATCTACCAATATTAAAGGGTGAGATTGATTATAATTTGCATAGGGGTAAAGGTCATGTTATGTCTGATGTAGAGAAAGCTTATATAAAAAATGACGTACAAATAGTAGCAATGGCACTAAAACAGCAGATAGAACAGGGATACACTCATATGACAAATGCCAGTGATGCTTTACATTATTATAAAGGAATTACAAAAAATTTTGATTACTGGTTCCCAAAATTAGATGATTATCAAGATGCTTTTATAAGAAAGTCTTATAAAGGTGGATGGACATATTTGAAAAAACCTTGTGAAATTGGTAAGGGTATTGTTTTAGATGTTAATTCATTATATCCGTTTTCGATGTATGATACTCTTTTACCATATGGAAAGCCAATATATTTTCAAGGTGAATATTCACAGGATGATAATTTTCCACTTTTTGTTCAGCGGTTTGCTTGTCAATTTAAGCTAAAGGAAAAACACTTACCTATGATTCAGCTAAAAAACAACTTAAGATACAATCCAGTTCAATACCTTAAAGAATCACAACAACAAGAATTATTGGCGTTGACTTCAATAGATTTAAAACTGTTTTTTGACCATTACGACGTATGGGATATAGAATGGTTTGATGGTTATAAATTTAGAGGTAGAAAAGGAATGTTTAAAAACTACATTGATTTTTTCTATGCACAAAAAGCAACTTCAAAAGGCGGAAAAAGGCAGATTGCTAAATTAATGCAAAATAGTTTATATGGTAAGTTCGGTTCATCAGTAACAGGTAGAAGTAAAAAACCATACTTAGATGAAAATGGTGTAGTTAAGTATGAAACAATGGATGAAGAACAAAGAACACCAGTTTATATTCCAGTGGCTTCTTTCATTACAGCTTATGCCAGAAACAAAACAATCCGTTCAGCTCAAAAAGTGTATGATAGATTCATTTATGCAGACACGGATAGTTTACATTTAACTGGTTTAGAGTATCCAGAAGATTTAGAGATTCACGATACAAAACTGGGTGCATGGGCGCATGAAAGCACTTTTATTAGAGCTAAATTTATCAAACCAAAAACTTATATAGAGGATAATGGTGATTTTTTAGACGTAAAAGCTTGTGGTATGCCAGATAATATTAAAAAGAATGAAGTTACCTATGACAATTTTAAAATTGGATTTAAGAGTAACAATAAATTACAACCGAAGCGTTTAAAAGGTGGGGTGCTTTTAACAAATGTTCCGTTTCAAATAAAATAAAAATTTTGTTGACAAAAATAAACAATAGTGCTATAATAATAATAGATAGAGGAAAAAGTAATTTTAAAAGAAATTGCTAGTCTATCATTTTATGTTAGGCTGTAATAATTTCTTTAATAATGACTTTTTGTACGCTTCCACAGGTGACACTGGTACAAAAATGGTTTTTGTGTTGTGGAATACACCTTTATTATTATTATTACAGCCGATTATTAAAAAGGAAGTGTATATTATGAATTATGAAGAATTATTAGAATCAGTTAGAAATATCGAAGGCGAAGATGCAAAAGAGCAAATTATTGCAATTTTGGAAAAATGGGAAAATCCAGATAAACAAAAACTAACTGAAATGCAAGAAACTATTGACAAAAAAAATAATGACTTAGCACGTTATGAGATTAGAGTTGACGAGTTAAGAAAGTTTAATGCCGAAAAACTATTAAATACTTCTACAGACGGTAATGGAAAAGAGCCAGAAGTAGATGATGCTAGTTTAGAAGATATTATTGATTCATTTTAATTTTTGAAAGGAGATTTAAAAAATGTCAAACGCAAACGTAGATATTTTAAACGCTATTAGAGCAAAAGCTTCACCAGATTATCAGAATAGAATTCCAGAAGCTACAAAAGATAATTTAAAAAAAGTGGCAATGAATATTACAGAGTATGAACCATCAAAAAATGAGTTTTTACACTCTTTAATGAATCGAATTGCTTTAGTTGTTTTAAGAAAGAAGTTATTTAATAATCCGTTAAGGAATTTTAAAAAAGGAACTCTTGCCTATGGTACAGATATTGAAGAAATTTTTGTAAACATTGCAAAAGCACATACGTTTAATCCAGAAAGGGATGAAGATTTACAGTTTAAAAGAGAAATTGCAGATGTTCAGACAAGATTCCATAGATTTAATAGGGCAGATTTTTATAAAGTCACAATTTCTGAAAATCAGCTAACTAATGCTTTTTTAAATGAATATGGAATGAGGGATTTAATTGGAACATTAACAGATTCTTTATATAATGGTGATAACCAAGATGAATATTTAATTATGAAAAATCTGTTAACAAAACATATTGATTCTACAGATACATATAATGTTCATGTTGATTCTGTCACAAATAAAGAAACCGCTGAGAACTTGTTAGTTGAAGTTCGCTCAATGTCGGGAACATTACCGTTTTATGCTAGTAAATATAATCCAGCCGGTGTGACAACATTTACAAAGAAAGAAGAAATGATTCTTTTTGTAACACCAAGGACAAAGGCATTAATGGATGTTAAAGCATTAGCGGCGGCTTTTCATCTTGATAAAGCAGATGTTGATTTTAGTATTGTAGAAGTTGATAATTTTGGTGAATCTGAAAAAGCAAAATCAACTGTAGCTATTTTAACGGATTCAGATTTCTTTGTTGTTTATGATAAAATGCAGAAATTCACAGAAGCTTATAATGCACAGGGATTATACTGGAATTATTTCTTTCATCACTGGGAAACGATTTCTAGTTCACAGTTCTCAAACTTTGTTCGATTTACAACTGATGTTGTCGCAGAAGATAGTGTAACATCTGTTACTTTAAGTCCAAAACAAATTGAAAATGCAGAAAAAGGAAAATCTTATGACATTACAGCAAAAGTTGTAAAAACTGGAAATGCTAGTGAAGCTGTAGCATGGGAAGTTAATTCCAGATTATCAACAGTACAGGATGGTGTCATTTATATTAATAAAGATGAAACAATGGAATCATTGACAGTAACAGCTAAGGCTATTAGCAATCCAGATGTTAGTGATACTTGTACTATTACTATTAAACAGTAGAGGTGATTAACAGTGCCAGACTTAAATAAATCAATTCAGCCAGACAGCCAGATATGGTTTTTGTCTGGTACTGGTATTGAAAATTATGAAAATCAAATAGATTTTAGAAATACTGGTGTAAGACGACAATTTATGCAAGAACATTTATTATTCAGTGTAAATAATTATCGCTATGTTAGAAAGAACCAGACGATTCTTATTAATAAAAATGTAGAACAATGTTATAATATCGATTATTGTTATTATAAAAATAGGAATTTTGGCGATAGAGAGATTTTTTGTTTTGTAACTGATGTTAATTATGTTAATGATGAAACAACAGAATTATCAATAGAAGTAGATGCATGGACAACATTTCAATTTGATATTAATTTTAAAAAATGTTTTATCATGAATCAGCATGAACAAGAGTTTGCAAACAATAATTACGACTTACATAGTGGTGCTTTAGTAGGGAATAATCTTTATCCCGAAAATTTAGAGATTGGTGGGAATTATGTGAATGTGCATACAGAATCTTATCACTGGAAACTACCTTATTTAATTCTTGTATGCTCATCTGTAGAATTAGATGGTGATTTTGGAAGTAAAAACTCCCCCAACATTAATTCTTCACATGGTACAGTTTGTGATAATATACCATCAATGCTATCATACTACATATTAAAATCTGGTGCTGAGTTTGAAAATTTAGCTAAAGGATTAAGTAATGCTCCGTGGATTGCACAAAATATACAATTTGTAACTATGATTCCAACTGAATTTTTAGATGATTCTAATTTAAGAAAAATAGACATTAGTTTTTCTACAGGAACAAAAGTTAGTGTTTATAAAATTAAAGATAACTATATAAGTCCAGAAAAAGACATTTTAAAAGTGGATAATGTTATAGAAAAGTTTGGTCTAAAGCAAGAACATTTTAAGCTTTACCAGTACCCTTATTCATATATTGAAATGACAGGTTATAATGGACAACAGTTTATTATTAAACCAGAGTTATTGAGTGATAAAAACGTAATTGATTTACAGTGTATATCTTATATCAGTTCATCACCAAGATTTTGTGTTTATCCAAAAGGTTATGCAAATTATACTGATAATGGATTTAAGTATGGAAATTTAGTTACGCAAGGTGATTTTATAAATAGTGGAATTATTTTTGGTAATTTTCCACAGATACCAGTTCTTGTTGATAACAGTATTTTATATCAAGCTCAAAATGCGAATAGTTTTGCTTTAAATAATGCAATCGCAAATTACAATAAAAAAGAAGCAAGATTTTTTGCTCCTATTGAAACTGGTATGGGTGTAGTATCTAATGCATTAAAAGGAAATATCGGTGGTGTTATATCATCTTTATATGGTGGTGCTAAAAAGGTATATGAAACTGATAAACAAAGTGAGATTGCAATTAGAAAACAGATGGCAAAAATTCAAGATGCAGAAATCACTCCACCTACACTTGCGGGGCAAACTGGTGGAGATGGGTTTAACATTGCGAATGGATTCGGGGGTATCACTTTAAAATGGAAAACAATTCATCCAAGAATGATTGAACGATTGAACTCATTTTTTGAAAGATATGGTTATATTTCTAATCGTTTTGAAATTCCAAAATTAAGAACGTGTGAACGATTTAACTATATAAAAACTCAAGGTTGTATTATTGAAGCAAATATTCCTAAGAGTTTTGCGGAAATCATACAAAATATGTTTGACAAAGGGGTAACACTTTGGCATGATGGTGACATAGGAGTTTATACAACAAATAAATTTATAGGAGATTAAAATATGAGTGATTATGATGTTCAAATTGCAGAGTTAAAAAAGGATATTAAGTCACTCGAGCATCGGGTAGATGATATAGAAGATAAGTTTTCAGAAATCGAAAAATTAAATTTAAGTAACGAGCGATTAAATTTGATGCTTAATTCTATATCATCAAAGCTTGATGATGTGACCTTAAAAGTTGTAAATTTAGAAAGAAAACCTACAGAATGGTACGAGTATTTAATTAAATACGCTATTACTTGTTTAATTGGTTTAGCTTTAGGGAGATTATTATGATTAATTTTAAAAACAAAAAATTTAATAAAGCTTGTGAAGATGTAGTATTAAGATGTATTAAGACTTTTGCTCAATCTATGTTAGGTAGTTTGACAGGTTTAACAATGATTAGTGAAGTAAATTTTTCAACTGTATTAAGCACAGCATTATTTAGTGCTTTATATGCATTTTTATTTAACTTATCAAAATTGAAAGTAGGTGATGATTTTGACGAACTTTAAATCTAAGGGTATTGACATTTCTTACCATAATGGAAATTTAGACATTTCAAAATTTAGTGACGTTGATTTTGTAATAGTTAGAGCTGGGTATGGTAAAAACAATATTGATAAAAAATTCAAAGATTATATGAAACAACTTTCAAAACTAAAAAAGAAAGTTGGTATTTATTGGTTTTCTTATGCATATACGGAAGAAATGGCAAGAAAAGAAGCTATTTATTGTTTAAATGCAATTAAAAATTATGACATTGATTATCCTATCTTTTTTGACTGGGAATATGATAGTTATAATTATGCATTAAAAAATGGAGTAAAACCTACAGGAAGTTTAATTTGTAAAATGACAGATATATTTTGTATGACAATTAAATTATCTGGTTATGAAACAGGTTTTTATTTCAACAAAGAATATTTTGATAAATATTATAGAGAATTTGCACTTGCAAAACCATATTATTTATGGTACGCTAGATATAATAAAGAAATGGGTAAATTACCAGTTAATGTAGACATATGGCAGTATTCAAGTTCTGGAAGTATTGATGGTACAAATAAAAAATTTGATGTAAATTATTCTAATATTAATCACTATAAAAATAAAAAACCTACAAAAACGGAGTCAAAAAAGAAGCATTATGATTATAAACAAAATGTGAAAGATTTACAGAAATTAATCGGTGCTAAAGTTGATGGAATCGTAGGTAAAGAAACATTAAGTAAACTACCTACACTACGTGTTTCCATTCAATCAAAACGAATTGTTCAGTGTATGCAGAAATTTTTAAAGCATGAACATGGTTATACTTTAGGCGGTTATGGGTGTGATGGACATTTTGGACAATCTACTGAAAAAGCTGTAAAGAAATTTCAAAAATCTAAAAAATTAAAGGTTGACGGAATTGTAGGTTATAATACGTGGAAAGCCTTAACAAAAAGGCGGTGATTAAATGGGTAAAAAGAAAAAAATATGCTGTGGTGACTTATTCCATTTAAATCCTAACGTGTATGATTCAACTTTTGTTTCTGGAATCTCAAATAATGAAACATATTTCATGTATTTGAATGTATTTACAAGAATTCTAATGAATCGTTTTCGTTGGAAAAACTTACCGAACACTTGTAGTGAAGAAATGCTAGAAAAATCTTTATGTCAGCAAGGAAAAGCATTGTTTTTCTTTGATGAAAAAATTGGTTTTTTAACACTACCATTCACTGATTCTGGAAGATTAAATATTTATGGGAATCCAGTAAGACGAATAGCTTATTCACCTTACGCTAATTATAGACATGAGTGTTACGGATATAATTCAGTTATCATTTACAATAACTACATGAGAATGACAGAATTTTTACTTGCACATTCTTATGCTTTAAGAATTGCAAATGCACAAAGAATCTGTGATGTAAATATTTCTGGACAGAAAAAAATGAAGTTTATTGCATGTGATGAAAGCAAACGTTTGTCTTATAAAAATGTTATGAAAGATTATGACGGAAATGAACCAATGATTTTTGGTAGCACTTCCTTAGATATTGACGATTTCAAAACATTAGAATTTTCTACAGATGATAGTTTTTTAAGTCTGTACGAATACAAGAAAAAAATGTTTCATGAATTTTTAACTTTTATTGGAGTGAATAACACTGATTTTGAAAAAGGTGAAAGACTTGTTTCCAATGAGGTTGATTCAAACAATGAAATTATAAGCATGATGAAAACTGATGGTTTAGAAATGAGGAAAAAAGCTTGTGATTCTATTAATAAAAAATTTGAACTAAATGTTAGTGTTGAATGGAATCCAGATATTGAAAAATTCGCTAAAAAATTAATGAATCCAGATGATAAAGGCGGTGATGCTATTGAGTAAATACACAACAGAATTGCGTTATCTTTTAGAAATGGATTATGATTTAGGTTTAAAAGATTATCCAATATGGGAAGAATCACACAGGGAAGAATTAAATAAAAGAATCACAGAACATTACAAATTTAGGGAAATTGGTTTTGAAACAGCAAACTTATTTAAGGACAGATTAAACACTAGAATGTGTGAGATTATGCCTAAATACTGTAAACTGTATGATGAATTAAAAGACAAAAAATTAACAGAAAACAAAGATATTTACGAAGAAATTAATAACAAATCAGAACAGACAGGTACAACAACAAGTACAAGCAAAGGAAGAACAAGTGATACTCCTATGGGAAGTTTAGGTGACATATATTCAGAAAATTATGCTACTACTTCAAATGTAGGTGATGCAAGTACAGAAGATACTACAGGCGCAAAAGGAGAAAGTGCAAGGCATTTACACGGACATGACGGCACAAAAGAAAACTATAAAATGTTTCAAGAAATGTTAAAAATTGAAACGAATCTTGATTTATTGATAATTCGAGATTTAGATGACTTGTTTATGTGTATATATTAAGGTGGTGAAAAAATGGGAATCGGAGAAGTGAAAATAAAAAAGGTTTTAACTCATGATTTTGCAGTTGATGGTGAATTACAAAATTTTGATGATATAATTATACATTTACTTGAAAGTTTACCAAAGTTTTTACAATTTGATTACAATAATCAAAGTAATTTTAAAGCAAAATCTATTACAAATTTAATTATAAATGTAAAACAACGAATTGGAGATTCAGTTAGTTATCCTATTGTTCATGCATTAGTTGGTTTAAGTTTAGGTAATCAAAGTTTAAATATTATTTCTTTTGAAGTTGAACAATCAGAAGCAACTGAAAATGAACCAGTACATGACCATTACAAATTACAAATTTATAATCCAACTGATGTAGATATTGTATCTGATGTAAAATTACAGTTAATATGTAGTGGTGACTATAACGAAATGCAAAATCCATTATAAAGGCGGTGATAAAATGAGTTTTTCTTATAAAACTAAAAACTTAGGTTTACCAGTATGGGGTAGCAACGACAAACCTACACAGGATGATTTAAACTATCAGAATAATCAAATTGATAAAAAATTTAATGAAAAACCTTTTTATGGTATATCATTTTTAAAAAATAGTGGTGGTGATTTTATATCATTAGAAATTAATGAAGAACCAATTTCTAAGGGCAATATGTATTTTTTAACAATGAAAGACCAATACGACAAAAATGCAATTTTAAGAATCAACTGTGGTGTTATTTTTGATGTTTATTATGGACCATACGATACAACTATTCATTTCATTCCGTATGATTGGTTTAGTGGAGATATTAATGATATAATTGTTCAATGTATAACGAAAGAGGGTGAATAAATGTTACCATTGTTGCCATGTTTTAAAGTTATTCCATTAGTTTACGATGAATCACTATCATATTATGAAGTTTTATGCAAATTAACAAAATTAATTCAAGAAATGGCTAAAAATGTGGATGGAAATTTTAATTCTATTCAAAATGAAATTGAAAAAATTTACAACCAGATTACAGATTTAAAGGCATATGTTGATGAACAGGATAGCAAACTAAGTAGTAGAATTGATTTAACAAATGAAAGAATCACAGAGGAAATTAGAAAATGTCACGAACACTGTGAAATTTACGCAAAAAGATTGTATGACCAGTTACTAGATATTTTAAATCAGTATCAAGGGGAAATGAAACAATGGGTTTTAGGTGAGATTGCTAAAATTCCAACAGGAATTCCTAAACAATTTGCAATTACTGGAAATCCAGAAACATCTGGTTTGCAACATGATATTATCACCGTAACTAGAGAATCGATGTGTGATTTTGTGAATAGCGATAAATATACTTGTGAACAGGTGGATGAAATTGGAATTCCTATTAATTTTTATGAAGATGAAAATATTAATAACAATGTTAATACTTGTTATGATTATGATACAAAATGCTTTTATGATTTATATAGTAATTTTACAGAATATATTAAAAATAATTTACCATTATCATTTTATTTTGAAATTTCAAAATGGATTGAAAATGGTGGAGATGAATTAATTATTAAAGGTAGTTATGTCACTATTTCTGTAAAAATTAAAGGTGATAAATTTAATTTTACTTTTTTAGATAATGCAGAAAATGAAATATTAGAAATTCCAATTAATAATTTAAAAATAGCTATAGTACATGATGATGATTCTGATTTTATTCAATTATTTGATGTTTGTAAAGAACTATTTAGAGAAAAAAATTTTTTTAACCATGATTTACCTTATAATGGTTCAATAGGTGAACTAATAGAAATAAAACAAATAAGTAACGCAAAAGCTTTAACTGTAAAAGAATTTATACCTTTTAATTTTTACTTATATGAATAAAGAAAGGAGATAATTTATGTCTTACACAAACGAAACAAAAAAATTACATTTACCACAATGGGTAGGAACAGACCGCCCTACATACCTTGTTGATTTTAACACAGCATTTTTAAACATTGATAACGCCTTTGTTGCTCAAGATGTTGAAATTGCTAGTATTTTATCCAAAGTCAACCAGTTCATTTCAAAAATGTTGGGTACTGGTGATGATTTAAACAATCTTGATAATGGACATTATTCATTGCCACTAAACGATGATTATACAAAACAGAACAGACCTACGAAAAAAGCAGGCTTCTTATATGTCTACAATGATAATGTAGGTACATGGCAGATTTACGTTGATTCTGATTCTCAAATGTATATCCGTTCTAAACTTCATGATGGTAACTGGAGTTCATGGAACAGATTAGTCGGTGAGTCTGAATATAAGAATTTTGTGAATAATGTTAATAATGACATTACACAGATTCGTAACACAGCTAACAATGCAGAGAGTGTTGCTAATAGTGCAAAAGATGTTGCTGATAGTGCAAATACAGCAATCAATGATTTAAAACAAAATGATTTTTTCTTAGTTAAATATACAGGCAGTGAAAATATGGAACATACAATTCAAGCGGGTGCAAGAATGAGGGTAAATTTAGGTTGGTCTACTAAAGTTCCACCAGAGTCTTTTAATTTTAGTTGTGTAGCATTACGTGATACATTCGCTCCTACAGGATTAGTTATTACAAATAGTGTTTTTGGAGGTGGACAAGCCGCTTGTACTGTTAACAATGTAACAAATAATCCTATTACATTCAATGATATAAATTGTGGATTTTGGGGATTCTGTACGAATGTGAATATTTCATATTATGATTAAAATAAATATTACTACCCTACTTAATTGTAGGGTAGTTTTGTAAGAGGTGATACAATGGCAATATTTGATGAAGCATGGGTAAGAGCTTTTCAATATATCATAGCAGATGTTGAAACAGATTTTCGATGGAATCTAATAGAATTAAACCCACATATGGGTATTGGAATATATCAAGCAAGTAATGGTGAATCATGGGATTTATTACATAATATTGTAACTAAATATCCAGATTTAAAAAGTTATTTTTCTGATGAATTCTTGAAAACTTTTGATTCTGGTAGTAAAAGATGGGGTTATAAAGTTTTTACAAACTCACAAGCTAATCAGATACGAAAATGTTTAGCAACAACGGATGCTAAAAAAGTACAACAAGAAATGTTTGACAGTTTTGCAAATAGATATATTAAAGTTATGAAAAGAAATCATATCACAAATAAAAAAGGAAGTATATTTGCAAGCACGATTTATCATCAAACACCGAAACGTATGTTTCAAGTTTTTAATGCAGTAGGAAATGCACCTTATACAAGATGGTATACAGGAGCTATGAATAATGCTGTATTAAGGAACTATCCAACTAGATATAGAAAAGTTAAAAATTTCCTTGCTAGTTGGGATGGAAAAGAAATAAAGAAAATTCCAGACGGTGTAAGTACGAAAGATTGGGAGGCAGATGATATTGGTGACATTGACCCAGATTATGGAAGTTCTTCAAATAAAAACAATCCAAGCAGAAATGCAGTAAGTACAACTGTAACAAATTTAGGTGTTAACTCAATTAAACTAATTAGTTCTAATGAATTATGGTTAAATATGAATAATGAGGGAAACAATATTAATATCAGATTTATTAAACAAGCTAATAATCTTTGGATTCCATCAAATGTTAGTAGCACAAACCAAAACGAATTGACAGGAGATGAACAAACAAGCAATAGTGGAAACAACGCAAATATCACAACTAAAAATGATGTTTTGAATAAGTTTACAACTGGTGGAAAAACAACAAAGAAACCAAAACACGGACAAACAGTGAGTGGGGTACGTGGAAAAATCATAGCAACCATGAAATCTTTAGAGGGTAAAGTAAGTTACACTCAAGCAAGTGGAGCAAGGATGCGACCTAACAAAGGAACAGCGGACTGTAGTGGTTTGGTATGGTATTGTTATAAGAAAAATGGGTATAACATAGGAACATGGACAGGTGACCAAAGAGAAAATGGGAAAAATATTCATAGTGGTAGATGCAGTTCATGGAAAAGCTCATATGAAGATGATTTAATGCCAGCAGATTTATTCGTTATGAAACATGATAGTGGAGGTGGTCACGTTGAAATGTATATGGACAGAAAAGGTTATGTCATGGGCATTGGTTCAGCACGAGTTAAGGGAAGTAGATGGAGAACTATTACAGATTTAATGAATAAATTTGATTCATATACAGTTCGTAGAATTATTGATGAATAAAGTTATAAAAATTCTTGGTGACAAAAGTTATAAAAATTCTGGTATTGCAAAGTTATAAAAATTCCTTGATTTTTGTTTTGAATTTCAAGGAACTTTTATAAATTTACAATATAACAATCATTATAAAATATAGTATAGAATGTATATAATTTGTTTATTGTAAATAATTTACATTGTATTATAAATACAGTATATTGTATACACAATCGGTTAATTGTAAATAATTTACATTGTATTATGAATATTGTATACACAATCGGTTAAAAGAAAAGGATGTGATATAAAATGAAAAATAATAGTATGTATTATGACTTGTCAAAAATGCAATCGTACAATGCACTTTTGAATTTTTTACTGGGTGGTCGTGGAATAGGTAAAACGTACGGTCTTAAAAAGTGGGCTATCAAGGATTTTTTAAAAACTGGAAAGCAATTTATTTATCTTAGACGATATAAGTCTGAATTAAAAGATATAGACAAGTTTTTTAACGCTGTATCAAAAGAGTTTAACGGTGTTGAGTTTGATGTAAAGGGTAGAACTTTTTACATAAATAAAAAGGTTGCAGGATATGCCGTAGCATTAAGCACAGCATTAACAAAAAAGTCCGCTGAATATCCAACCGTTAATAAAATCATATATGATGAATTTTTGATACTTAAATCAAACTTACATTATATACCCAACGAGCCCGAAATGTTTCTTGAATTCTTTGAGACTGTCGCACGTATGCGAGATGATGTACGAGCGTTTTTCTTAGGTAACGCAACTTCTGAAAACAATCCATATTTTGTATACTTTGACCTACGTTGTCCAGAATCCATATATTATGATTCTAAACGGTTTATATTAATTGAGAACATACAAAACTCACAGACCTTTATGGAAAAAAAGAAAAAAACAAGGTTCGGACAATTAATACAAGGAACTGAATATGCAAGTTATAGTATTGATAATGAATTTTTTAGTGATGACAATACGTTTATTGATGAATATAAAGGAAGAATGAAGTTAGTGAGTTGCGTTAGAATTGATAAAAAAGAAGTAGGATTTTGGCAGACTATTGATGGGAAGTTATACGTTTGTGATAAAATCAACTATGATTGTCCATGCTGTATTGCGTATAATAAAGAAGATGTTAACGAACGGTTCAATTTAGGAATGAAAAAAGGATTTACAAGCGAGCTCATAAGGCGGTATTTTCGTAGAAATGATGTGATATATCAAAATATTTTCGTGAAAAATCTTGTCTTTGAAATTATGAGAAAAATAGGTTGTTAATGTTTCACGTGAAACATAATAAAAACCAGACTATATAAGACTGGTTTTTGTTTTTATTAGAATCTAATTGTTCTATAATTACCTTTTTACATACCTTTAACATGACAATAAACCCAGCAATTTTGCTGCCCACATGGCAATTTGTTTTCCCATGAATCAAAATCTTGATTTTCTGGACACTCATCGCAATTCATAATATTCTTTTCATTAAACATAAACTCGCAATATTCTTCTCTTTCTCTTTTTAATTCTTCATCTGTTTTCATAATTTTTCTCCTATAATTTTTTATAATCTTTAATAGTTTGTCTTAGTAGGATAAATAAATATCCTACTAAGATTATAAATGTAAATCTTTCATTTTAAAACTCCTAACTTTACAAACTCAAAACAACTTCTTAAAATAAAAATTGCCATTTCCCTTGCTATTTCATAATTCATATCAGTGAGCTTTTTAATCTCGTCACGATATTCTTTTTTTAAAAATTCATCAATGGAAATACTTCTCTTAGGTATATTTCTATTGTATCTCAAAACTGAGAAAGATTCTGAATATAAACCATCGTATAAATTAATACAGTCCCAATTTAAGCCAAAATAACCAACATTTATCAAATTAAAACCTATTAATGAATAAAGTGTCTGTAGTTCTGGACCTTTACCAACCAGAACAACTTCATGTAAATCGTTTTTGCTAATTTCTTTCATCATTAAAAGAGCTCCTTTCATAATCTATTTTCATTTTATCATACACTTTTTTAATTTTATTGTAGTCTTTACTTAAAATTCTAATTTCTGGTAGAGTTCCCAAAAACAGCATAATTTCTGATATACTGCATGAAATATCAAAAGCAAAATCATTTAAAGCAATTCTAAATCTAAAGTCTGTAACACCTTTAGAGTTAAAATCTGGTTGTAACCATGTAATAGTGAATCGTTCTGGAATGAAGTCCAGAAGCAAGTTATTTAATTCCTTATAATTCTTTTTCATGTTTTTCACACTCCTTTCTTAAATAAATTGTTTGAATTGCTTCAAAAACTTGTTGGCTAAACTCTTGTGTAAAAATGTAAACAAAATTTTTGTATACAGCCGATTTACAATTTACACATAAATGATAAGATTTTTTATCTATATCATAAGAAACAAAAATAGAATGTTCATAATCACCAAAACATGATGCAAATATAATTGAATCATCAATATTGGACTTATAAACCTTAAAACGATTCAAGCTTTCAATATGGCACATTATTTTTATTGCTTTTAGACTTTCTAATTTCCTCATAATTTTTTACCACCTTTCCTTTATCTTTAAATATATTATACTACTTTGATTTTAAAATGTCAACTATTTTAGTTATATACGTTACCTATTACCACGCACTTCATTAATGTAAAGTATAACACTTTAATTCATTAAAGTTCTACAGTGTACTAATTTAACAAACTAAAGCGTAACACTTTAATTAGATGCAGTGTCACACTTTAATTGAACACAGTGTAACACTATAA